CGGTGGGCGAGTCCGCGCTGGCCAACAACAACAAGGGTGAGGTCGACACGCTGTGCCGCGAGTTCCAGATGACCGTGGTCCAGATGGTCGAGAAGTTCGGCAAAGAGAACTGCAGCACCACGGTGCAGGACATGTTCACCAAGGGCAACTACGACACCTGGGTGGACGTGGTGCACATCATCGAGCCTCGGCGCAACCGTGACGCCACCAAGCGCGACGCCAAGAACATGCGCTTTGCCTCGATCTACCTCGAGCCCGGCAACGAGCGCGGCACTGACAAGTTCCTGAAAGAGTCGGGCTTCAAGCGCTTCCCCGTGCTGGCCCCGCGCTGGGTGGTCACCGGCAACGACGTGTACGGCACCAGCCCCGGCATGGAGTGCCTGGGCGATGTGAAGCAGCTGCAGCACCAGCAACTGCGCAAGGGACAGGCGATCGACTACCAGGTCAACCCGCCCCTGCAGGTGCCCACTCGCTACAAAGAGGCGACCAAGGCTCGTCTGCCCGGCGGCGTGTTCTACGTGGACAGCCAGGGCCAGTCGGCCGGCGTGCGCAGCGCGTTCGAGGTCAACCTCAACCTACAGCACTTGGGCCTGGACATCGCCGATGTGCGCGAGCGCATCCGCTCGGCGTACTACGCCGACCTGTTCCTGATGATGCAGGGCGACACTCGCAGCGGGATCACCGCGACCGAGGTAGCAGAGCGACACGAGGAAAAGTTGCTGATGCTCGGCCCCGTGCTCGAGCGTCTGCACAACGAGCTCCTGAGCCCGCTGATCGACATCACCTTCGACATCGCCGAGGAAGCTGGCATCCTGCCGCCACCCCCGCCCGAGCTCGAAGGCATGGACCTGAACGTCGAGTTCATCAGCGTGCTGGCGCAGGCACAGCGCGCAGTGGCCACGCAGGGCATGGATCGCCTGCTCGGCACCGTGGGCGGGCTCGCACAGATGAAGCCCGAGGTACTCGACAAGATCGACTTCGATCAGGTGGTCGACGACCTGGGCAGCGCCTACGGTGTGAACCCCAAGATCATCCTGCCCGACGACCAAGTCGCAGCACTGCGTGAACAACGCGCACAGGCCATGCAGGCGCAGCAGTCAGCCGCCGCGATGCCCGCCATGGTCGACGCCGCCAAGACCGCGGGCGACATCAACACGCAAGGGCTCGGCGACGTGATGCAGTCGCTGCAGGGCTACGGCACCGTCAACGGTGCGACCGTTTAACAGGAGAGCCACAGGGGTTTGAAATACAGGGCCGTCGGGCCGATGATCGTGGACGACCAGACAGGCGTGCTGCTTGGCTACCGGGACGGGCCGGGGGTGTGCGTGTTCAAGGGTTCTTCGAGCACCTGGGCGCTGCGCACGGCGCTTTGATGTCAAACATACGGGTAGTCTGTTTCCTTTGCGTGTCCGTGATCTGTAGCACCGCGCATAGGATGCGTGCGTGGCAACCTACACCGATCCAACAGACACGCGCCGACAGGAGCACGAGGCCGAAGCCGATGAGGCAGGGGCCCGCGCACGCCGCGAGCGCGAGCTGAACGATCTGCGCTGGTTGCTCGGTCATCCCCAAGGGAGGCGCATCGCCACTCGTCTGCTGGACGAGGCCGGTGTGTTTCGCAGCTCGTTCAACACCAGCGGCTCTGTCATGGCGTTCAATGAAGGCAAACGCAACCAGGGCCTGTTCCTGACAGCTGAACTGCTCGATGCGTCCCCCGACGGGTACATGAAAGTGCTCCAAGAGTACAAGGCCAAGCAATGATTGAAACCCCAGCAAGCGCCACCGCAGACACCGCCGAAGGTGGGACGCAGCAAACCACTGAGAACCCTGCCGCCCCCGTGCTGACGGACGCGCAGACCCCGGCCACCGAGACCCAAGCAGACAAACCTGCCGAGGTCGTGGTGCCTGAGTCCTACGCGTTCCAGATGCCCGAAGGCGTGGAGCTCGACAAGACCGCATCCGACGAATTCAGCGCAGTGGCCAAGGAGCTCAAGCTCGACCAGGCGACCGCGCAGAAGGTGGCTGATGTGGGCATCAAGATGGCACAGCGCCAGCAAGAGGTCTTCGAGACGACCAAGGCCGCGTGGGCCGAGCAGTCGCGCACCGACAAAGAGATCGGCGGCGACGCGTTCGACCAGAACATGGCCGTGGCACTCAAGACCCTCAACACCTTTGGCTCACCCGAGCTCAAGGAAGTGCTGAACGCAAGCGGACTGGGCAACCATCCCGCTGTCATCAAGCTCCTCGTCAAGGCCGGCAAGGCCATCAGCGAAGACGGGTTCGTTACCGGCTCCCCGCAAGGTGCCGACAACGACCCGGCAAAACGTCTGTTCCCCTCCATGAACTGAAAGGCCCACCACCATGGCTGCTCTGAACGCAAACAACCCCACGCTGCTGGACATTGCCAAGCGCACTGACCCCAACGGCAACATCGCCACCCTGGTCGAACTGTTGTCGCAGGACAACGCCATCCTCGAAGACCTGAGCTTCGTCGAAGGCAACCTGCCCACCGGCCACAAAACCTCGATCCGCACCGGTCTGCCCCAGGCCACCTGGCGCAAGCTGTACGGTGGCGTGCAGCCCACGAAGTCGACCTCTGCACAGGTCACCGACTCGTGCGGCATGCTCGAAGCCTACGCCGAGATCGACAAGGCCCTGGCCGACCTGAACGGCAACACCGCCGCCTTCCGCCTGTCGGAAGACAAGGCGTTCATCGAAGGTATGAGCCAGCAGGCCGCCTACGCTCTGTTCTACGAGAGCGAGACGACCAACCCTGAGCGCATCACCGGCCTGGCCCCGCGCTACAACTCGCTGTCTGCCCAGAACGCCGACAACATCATCGACTTCGGTGGCACCGGCGACGACAACATGTCGATCTGGCTGTGCGCATGGTCGCCCAACTCTGGCCACGGCATCATCCCCAAGGGCAGCAAGGCTGGCCTGCAGATGACCGACAAGGGCCAGGTCACCATCGAGAACGTCGACGGCAGCAACGGCCGCATGGAAGGCTACCGCACGCACTACCGCTGGGACATGGGCCTGTCGATCCGCGACTGGCGCTACTTCGGTCGCATCGCCAACATCGACTACAGCGTGCTGAACGCGGGTGATGCAGGTGCCGTGACTGCGCAGAAGAAGCTGATCACCTCCATGATCCAGCTGTCCGAGCGCGTGAAGACCACCGGCGCCCGTGCCACCTGGTACGTGCCGCGCAACATCCGCGAGAACCTGCGTCTGGGCATCCTCGAGAAGATCTCGGGCAACCTGAATTGGGAAACCGTGGAAGGCAAGCGCGTCATGACCTTCGACGACATCCCCGTCAAGCGTGTCGACGCCCTGACCAAGACCGAAGCCCGTGTGGTCTAAGCCACCGACCACCGAAAGGAACACATCATGATTCTCGACTCTCGCAATGAGTTTGCCGATGCAGTTGCCGTGAACACCGGCGCTGCGGGCACCTACCTGGTCGGCAGCCAGATCGACCTGGGCGCTGCCAACAACGTGGGTGCGATCAGCGACCTGTACCTGGTCATCCAGGTGCAGACCGCCGTGACCGCTGGCGCCAGCGGCACCTTGGAGTTTGTCCTGGCATCGGACTCGACGGCGGCTGTTGCCACCGACGGCAGCGCCACGGTGCACTTCACGACCGGCGCCATCGCTGCCGCTGCGGGCATCGCCGCCGGCACCGTGCTGGCTTGCGTCGCCGTGCCGCAGGGCTCCACCTACGAGCGTTACCTGGGCATCCTGCAGAAGACGGGCACCGCTGCCGCCACCGCAGGCAAGATCGACGCCTTCCTGACGAACGATCCTGCACGCTGGGTGTCCTACGATTCCCCGTCGCACCTGTGATCTGAGGTGACCCCATGAAAGTCATCGCACTTGCACAGGGCTTTTATGGGGGCCACCCCGTAGAAGCGGGCACGGAGTTCGAGGTGCCCGAGGGCTCCAAGTCTCGCTGGTACGCACCGGTGGGCAGCGAGCCCAAGGCACCGGCCAAGGCCCCCCGGCATGCCCCACGC